TCAGTTCTTTTTATTTAGTATATCTATTATCGAAGACTTCATATTTTCGGTAACGTGAGTGTATATAGCAGTTGTTGTTTTACCGCCATCCTTATGCCCTACTCTATCGACAATTGCTTTGAGGGGAACATTGTTTTCTGCCAGATAGCTTATTAATGTATGACGGAAGATATGGCTTGATAGATTCTTGTTTATTGGCGATTTAAGGCGAGAATTTGCTCTTTTAATTGCAAGGTTAAAGGAGTTTGTCTGCAACGGAATACCACGCTTAGAAACGAAAATATAGCCCATTTCGTTATAATCGTTTCTTACAGATTTGGACAAATTATTTTGTTCAATTATTTCGTCTAATATCTCTATTTCTCGGTCACTCAAATCTACTGTTCTAAAACTAGATGCGGTTTTAGGAGTTGTTTTGACTCCTTTTGAATAACCAACCGTTTTATCTAAAGTACCGTGAATGTCTATTTTTCGTTCACTTCTTTTATAATTTTCTTTTTTTAAAGCTATCGCCTCTCCCATTCGACATCCATTCAATGACATGAACTCAGCAAGTAAAGCCAATCTACGAGTGTTTGCCCTGCTGTACAGTTCTGAAAGTAAGGCTTTTAATTCGTTTTGTTCAAGGTATTTATTTTGTATTTTCTCTAAATCCTTTACTGTCTGAATCTTTTTTGGAAGTTTAGCTTTTCGAGCTGGATTATATTCAATGTATTCTAAATCAACAGCATAATCAAATATAAGATTTAGGGTTGATTTTGAGCGTTCTAACTTGCTACGAGGACAGTCTGCATCATTTATAAATCTTTGTATAACTTTAGATGTAACATTTGATATTTTAATATCCTTGTCAAAATAATCAATTATAAAATTAAAAGAACTTTGAAGAGCACTAATGGAGGATTGTTTTATAGATTTTTTATAAAAGCTCCACCATTCTTCAGCTATATCTGTAAATTTAGCATTGGAAGTAGAACTGTTATTAATTTTAGATTCTATTTTTTCAAGGAGTTCTGCCTGTGCAACTTTCTGTGCTCTGGGTGTTTTTTTATCAAGGGTAACAGATACTTTTTTTAGTTTCTCTGTTAGTGGATCACGGTATCTTTCAAAATACTTATATTTCCCGTTTGGTAAATCTTCTATCCACATTTGCTTTTTATACCTCCTATCTTGCTAAAATTGAGTAAGAGTGAAGTCATGTAATGTTTTCTTGTTACTACAATCTAAAACCAATCCCTCAAGCCTTTTATTTGCAATAATCTGATGGAAATTGCATTTCTTCTAAAACAAGAGGGACTTGATCACCCCACTTTTTAGAATAACCATCGAATGCTAACTTTATATTTATTTTAAAAACTTCTGTCGGATAATGATTCGCCCATAAACCTAATGAAGCAAAAAGTAAATTTAATCCTGAAGATTTATATTTTTTCTTTTTAATACTTGTTCTAGATATGTTGACAGAATCATGTAACAGAGGAAGATATGTAAAAGAACAATCAGGAAAAAAATTATACATTCTACTCCCGTGAGCCGCACGATTTCGATATTCATGTATCATTACAATGGTTTCTGAGAATAAAGTTATTAGTTCTTGATCACTAAGAGATGCGTGAACATCACTTTTAAAAACTCGTCTCATAAGTAATTTCTTATCTTTAGAATTTAATAGTGAAATGGCATATCTTAAATTACCAAAGGACATCTTTTTAACAAGAATCCAAGGTGGAACATTCCTGTGTACTTCTCTATAGTGTTTAATCGGATGAGAATCATCGTCTCTTATTTTTCTCATTTCTTTAAAAAATATATCCCGAGCAGTATAAAGATTTTTCTTTTTGTTAGGATATTTTAAAAGGTCTCCTTTTTTGAAAACATCTGTTGATATGTAGCTATCAAATTCTAAACCGTGTTGCTCTGCCAAAGTATAGGCAAGTTTTTGTTTGAGAAAAGATTCTGCATGTTCTAAGGCTAACATAGTTGCTGACCGAACTTTGGAATCGAAATAATATAGTGCAAATATGTCGTCAAATGTCGTACCGTCTTTGTAAGTTTTATCATTATTTCTAAAAGTTTCACGATAGCCATTTATAATTTCATAATATCCAAAATCACTTAATTTTTTCGCTGCATCTGGTTCATCAATGATATCAAGGCCTTTTGAGGTAAGAAGTTCAATTTGTTCTGTTATACTTTTAAATATCTTTTCTGTCATATTTTGTCCTATAAAACACTAAAACCCGAAAGCTATTAAGCAATCGGGTTTTGCTGGTACTGTGGCGCACCTTTTAAATTGATTACTATGATTATATTATTTGTTGTAAGCTTTGTCAACCAAAAAGCTTATTATTTGCCTAACTTTTTATATAAAAAATCTTTTGTTTTTATTTATAAGAAATTAACGTATGGAATCCTTCCATATCCTTAAATAATCCCTGATTTTTAATAGCTGTATGTTCCACAGAAATTATTTCATAACCCTCTTTTTGCATTTTCGTTAAAATATTATCTATTTGGGTAGTATATTTGTCTTCTACTCCAAAAAGTTGATTAATCCATTTACTAAGGCTATTTATCATAAGAACATGTGTAAATCCATCCTTTGGAGCTATGTGTGATTTTACTTCTTTTTCATAGATGTTATCACTTTGTGCTTTTTGTGTTTTCGTAAACGTTTCCATTATTTTCTCCTTACCAGTTTAGTGATGGCGCACATTATTTAAAAAATTATCCAACTCCCAATAATTGCTGGAACTCTATTTCTGCCATATTATAGAAATTATGGCTTAAATGATAACGATCCAAAAATTGATAAATATTAATAGTCTCAATTACATCAAAATAACTAATGTAATCTACAATATATTCATGCATTTCTTGTTTGTTAATGTTAACTTTTAGTTCATCTTCGAATATTTCGGTAATTGCTTCATGCATTTCAAGGTATTCATTTTTTATTATTGTTTCGGCGAGTTCAAAAGGTGATTCTGTTATATCTACAAATACATTAAAATATTCAAAGCTGCCCCCGTTAGCCTCAAATATTTCCCAAAGAAGAAGAACAGCTTCACGATTTGCTCTAACTTCTTGAGGATTTGTTGTATCATTCTCAGAACCTCTGCAGATATCTTTATTGATAACGTGGGAAAGCTCATGCGCAATTTTAAAGGCAGATATTTTGGTTGGATTATAAATCATCAACTTTCTTTTGATATTAACCATAGCATTTTTAGGAAAGCAATCATCACAAGTAATATGAATATTGTATTTTTCCATTTCTAAAAGAAGGTACTCTATCAATTCCTGTTTATTCATAGAGACCTCCGATTAGTCTGTAAGCTTGTCGCCGTAAATTGCAAATAGCATTTTCTTCACATCATCACTGATAGGTTCGCCATCAAAAGATACCCACTCATTCCAGTCTATTCTGGGGTCATCCCAAGAAGTTGGCTTTTTCTCACTAATAACTTTTTTTAAATCAACTGGCTTATTTGTCTTTTTTAATTCTTCTCTTCCGAGTAAATAGTCAACAGAAACATGAAAGTAATCGGCTACTTTAGCTAAATCCTCACCTTTTGGTTTACGAGTTTTCCAACCATAAATAGCATTTTCGCTGAGACCGATATCTATTGCAACTTTTTGTAAGCTAATTTTTTGGTTATCAGCTAAATTTTTTATTCTTTCAAACGTAGTCATATCAAGCCTTTCAAGGTATCACAAAAAAATATTTTATAATTTTGAATAAAACACTTGACAATGTTTATGAATTTGTATAAAATAGTTTTTGTAAAGATAAATAGTTATTTTTATAAATGAAAGATAAAGAAAACCTAAATAAATACTAATGAACAACGCCGCCAAGCTAGTTTTATAAAGTGTTTTATAGGCTCTTTAACTATGCTCTTATTTTATGACATTGAATAAAAAAAGTCAAGAGTTAACTACGAAAAATAATAAAAATACTTTACTAATACTTTGAAAGGAGTGAAATATGACGGAAATTGCACTAGAAAAAATGCGAACAGCGGTAAACCAATATCGTGAAGATTCAGGAATTTCAATTAAAACATTAGCTTTTGCACTTGAGGGGACCAGTGAACAACAATTGCGCAATGCACTTAATAAAACTGATGGTGGTCCTAAGGCTGTTGAAATGCTTGCAAAATTAATGGAAATTTATCCAATTAAATTTAAGTAAAGAAAGGAATAAAACATGCCATACGCAAAAATAACATACCTACCTGTTGAAAATGCAGAAGATGCAGAATGGTGTGACAAAAAGCATCTTATGCAGAAGTGGGAAGGCTTAACTAAAGGCACATTAACAGCTTGGCTCACAGAAATGAGAGATCGACCTGAATTTAAAAAAGGCGTACTTAATCCAACTCACGGACTTGTCTTCATTAATAAAGAAGTATTTAATGATTTTGTAGAGTGGAAAGAAGCAACTCGCTATAAAAGTTATAAAAAGTAGGAAGAAATATGCTTCTTGATACAGTTACTATTAAATCCACAATGACAACAAAAAAAGCCGACCATCTCCCCAGATAAACGACTTTAAACTATAAGTAAGGCAAGCTCTAACAAAGCTTTTCTTACTCTAATTATAGCAAATTGGAGAATAAAAACAAAATGAATAATACAACAAACAAAGAAACTTATATCCTTGATGATTCAATCGCTTTTGAACTCATGGACTTATTAAAAGCCAAAGCAAGACATTTTATCCAACTTAATGAGTATGTCTACCGCTTGTTTGACGGTCAATCAGTAGTAACTTTCCCAACTTTAGAAAATGATATTCAAGTAGATTTGGTTAAGGGGTAAAGCATGAAATTTAAAACATTTAATTTAAGAGCTTACCATCGCAAAGACGAAACACTGCTTTCATTTGTTCTCAAAGGTGGACGGATACCAACAAGCAGAATCCTTTATATTAAAAAAGGCAACCCTTTTAAGATGAAAATCACGCACGAAATTGCTGAAAAGTACCGTATTAAACAAGAAATTAAGCAAACAGACTATAAAGGATTCGTTACAGAGAGTGTTGCGCAACTAGCTGACATCATCGAGAAAAAAATTATCTTGATGGACTATCACAACGCAAATAAAGAAAATTGGCAAGAATGGATGCGCACTTTTGTTTACGAATATCTTTATGATGTAGCTTTTAACCGAGGTGTTCGTCAGGAAAGACAACGTAGAAAAACCCAGCACAAAGCATTGACGGCATTTGATATTATCAGTTCCGAAGATGTTTCAGAGCTTTCTAATGAGCTAGGAATTAGTGAAGATAAACTAACGTACGCAGTTATGGAAGTTATTTCTAAACGTAAGAACGGAGGCATGGCATGAAGTTTACTTCGAGATATACTTTAAAAGATCTACGAGAACTCAACCGCTTAACATTAAAACAAGTTGCTAGAAAAGTAAAACTGAACAGGGAACGTATAGCTGAACTAGAACAAGATAGTAGTTTTATCACAATTGATGAGATGTTTCGATTTTCAAAATTTTATGGTCTTTCAATAAAATATATTTTTATAGGAGAACAAGTTGATTTTGATAGAAAACTAAACGAATATTTAGGAGGTACTCCATGAATGATGGCACCTTAACGAACCTTGTTGCGCATGGCTTAGTTGATTCTGTGATTACAGATTTTAACCAGTACGCAAATAAGCTGTTAGAACTAAAGCGAGACCGAAAATTGCCTTATATTTCTAGGCAAGATGTCATGAAAGAAATGGATATATCAGACGGAACTCTTGATAATTGGGAAAAGCACGGATTGAATCGCTATAAACCAAGATACAAAACTTCACTTATTTACTATTTGATTGATGATATATGCAAGTTCATCATCATAGATACTTAGCAACTTGTCAGGTAAGGCAAATTTTATTAAAAGGATTGAGAAAATGACAAATATTATTAGAGCTTGCCCTTATGTGGCTGGTATTGATAGCGTAGGGTTGCGAAGTTTAAAAGCCTATCATACAGAACTTACAGACAAGCAGATTGAAAAATTAGACCCATTGAACGAAAATACAGGCACAGTTGATTATAGCTTTAAAGTTCGTAAATATAAGCACGGTGTCCGCTTTGAGGGCGAAAAAGAGGGTGGAGAAATCAGCTTATTTGAAGAGGTGGCAGAATGATTGAACACCACCAAGGTTACACGGCTATAAAACGGTACGGACGGAATAGTTTTAGACCAGCAGGCAAACACCCGTTTAAGATGATTTACAACGCACGAACGGTCAAATACGACTTAATACAGCAGTTTGAAGTAAGTACAGGCATAATCTTACCCAGCGGAGTGAAAAGCAACTTATGCACGCAATCAGTACCCTTTTTAGGTAAGCAATTAGCTATTATGAAATTACAAATAAAGGAAAATAAACCATGAAAATTACTATTGATGTCCTTGAAAATGAAAGCAATAAGGACAATTTAGAGTATCTTATCAGCGATACAAGCAACGAAGCCATGACTGTTTTAATGTTTGCCTTGATTGGCGAAGCTAGACAGAGAGCAAGCTATGAGCAATTTTTAGAAACCATTACTAGAATTTGGGGGTATCTCAATGAAGATAACTGATTTACAGAAATTAGATCAAAACATTATTAAAATGCTGGCAGACCATAAGGGGATTGATAGAGCAATCAGAGGCGAAGTGTTGGCTCAATCCTTGAATATTGATTTGAGAACCCTACAAAGTCGTATTTCTAGCTTACAAAAGAAACGTTGTGCCATTGGTACGATTGACGGATTAGGCTATTTTATCCCAACTGATGAAGCTGAACGCACGGCAGGAATCACTAAAAAAGAAGAAATGGGCTTTTCGATTCATGATGCTGTTTCAGGCTACAGGCGTGCCGATTTGGAATGGCTTGATAAGATGATTGATTAGGAGACATTATGGAGTTTCTAATGATTCGTTTAAACAAAATAGTAGCTAAAAAACTAATGAAAGGGGCAGGAGAGACACTGATTTTGGAAAAAGAAGATTTCTATCAATATGTTTATCTTGTCCCCAATAATATGAGTTTTAGCGGTCATTTTGATTCAGTACTTGATATCAGCGTGAGCCAACATTGGGAGATTTTCAACTTTCTAACCTCAAAGTATCAAGATCTAGGCTATAAAAAAGTGCATTATAAACATCCAGCGCATCCATCAAATAAATTTATGAAGTTTCTTAATAAGCTGCAGCGTGACGAATCTGAAAAAGTCGCTACCGTTTATCGACAAAATACATTTGAGAAATTTAAAGATGAAATTGTGATGCACCAGGGCTTCTTAAATAGTAAAAACATGATGAAATTTATTATTTTAGGAAAGAAACACGGCTATAACTATAAATATCTCATGATGTGGGCCGTTTCAGAAATTGAAGCGACTTGTGAGGGAAGTCGGAAAAAAGCCTTGCTGGCTGATTTTATAGGTCTTGCGGATGAATATTTTGATGAAAAAGAAAGGGAGGTGTTGAGTGACTAGTGTAGATGATGATTTCCAAACCATGATTAACAGCTACGAAGCAGAAAAAGCAAAAGCTGACAATAAAAAACAAGAAATAAAACCACCTCAGAGCGATAAAATCGTTAAAGTTAAATTTGAAGCTGAAAATTTTGCCGTCAATCAGTATGGTAAACCAAAAGTAAATTCTTTAAAAAACATAAGAATCGCCATAGAAAATGACAACATTTTAAAAAATCAATTTGTGTTCAATTCTTTTACACAAGAAATAGAAATCAGAACCCCTTTCAAGTTGAAAGGAGTAGAGATTGAGAATGATGGGTTAAAAGAGGTTTATATTACGGCTATTCTTGAACATTTTGAAGAAAAATATGATGTTTTATTTGATAGTCGGCTTTTAGTCAATGTGATTAATAAAATTGCTTACGAAAATAAATACAATCCTGTTCAAGATTTCATGGAAGACTGTTACAAAAATTGGGATAAGGTCAAACGTGCAAGAAGTCTATTTCCTGATTATTTGGGGGCGAAAGAAAGTGATTTAACCGAACGAATGACCAAACTGTTTTTTGTTGGGGCTGTCAGTAAGGTTTATCGTCCTCATGATAAGTTTGACTTTGTTTTGGATTTGGTAGGAGGCCAAGGCTCTGGAAAGACGACCTTTCTTACTAAGATGGGGCAAGGCTGGTACACAGATTCAATGAAAAATTTTGATGATAAAGACCAGTTAGTCATGATGTTACGTGCTTTGATTGTGAATGATGATGAAATGGCAATCAGTAACAAAATACCCTTTGCGGATTTAAAGAAGTTTATCACTCAAACAGTTTTGTCTTTCAGGGCGCCCTATGGCACAAAGGTAGAAAATTATGCCAAAAACTTTGTTATTGCTCGAACAACTAACCATGAAGAATATCAAAAAGACAGAACAGGGGCAAGGCGATTTCTTCCCGTTCATTGTTCAAAAGAGTTACAAAAATATCATCCTGTTTCTGATTTAGATGATGCCACCGTCCGCCAAGTTTGGGGTGAGATGGTTCACTACTACAAGGAAGGGTTCAGTTTTAAACTCTCAGAGGAAGAAGAAAAGCAACTCAATTTAGAACGGTCAGATTATGAATATTTTGATGAACAAGAAGAATTACTTGAGCAGTATCTTGAAATTCCGATTCCTACAGATTTTTATAAAGCACAAGGAAATAATACAAGAATGCACGAGCGGAGAGCCTATATTGGCTTTATTCTTCAATCTGGAGAAACCCCTAAACATGAGTTTAGAGGTGAAATCAAACCAAGAGAATTTGTGACGGCTACTTATTTCTATTGGGAAGCGATGGGGATTGAAACTGGTAAGGGAAGCGCAAAAATAGTTTCTAAGTTCAAGAACTCAATGAATAATAAGAATGGTTGGCAAAAAACAAAAAGAATGGGAACAAGAGGCTATAAAAGAAAATAGGGGCATTTTAAAAGCCCCTAAAAGTTAAATGCCCCTAACAAATGCCCCTAGTTTAAACCATTGATATATAAGGTGTTAGATATACTAAGGGGCATTAGGGCATTTATATCTTAGTAAAATAATAGTTAGTGTTAATTATAAAAAGGGCTTGCTTATGACGGACACATAGTAAAGTTTTCAAAGTAAATGCCCCTAATGAAAATATCGCTTTCAAAACTTGTCAAGCGTTGGTGCTATTGTGTTTTCAGAGGGGCATTACTAAATGCCCCCGTGGAATCAAATGCCCCTAAAAATAGGAGAAAAAAATGAGCATAATTAAATTACATGAACAAGAAGAAAATAATGAACCAAAAGAATTTAACACCACCATCAAACGTGTGTTAATGAACGCAAAAGAAGCGGTCTTTGAGCGTCAGGGAAGTATAGACGACTTAGCTGATACCCTAGCGGTTGAATTAGATGTTTTGGCTTACTTGCTAGGCATTCCTGAAATTGGCTTTAGTCCATCAACCGCTGATAAAGAGTTGGCACTCAAAGCACAGCTCCAAGACTTGCATGCACTCAATCATTCCATGTTTAAAGATGATATCCATGAAGTGCCACGGTTCACAAACGGTACAGAAATCACAGCTAAAGATTTGGCTGATATGAATATCAACGCTTTGGATAATATCGCAGAGGTAATTGGCTTTGAATTAGAAGAATAAGAAAGGAAAGATTATGAGAGCAAGGTCTCCAACAAAAGCGGTTGTTTTAACTCATTTATAAAAAGAGCAATTAATGCAATGAACAAAAGGAGTTACAGGCTTTATCTGTAGTTCCGATGATAAGATATATTTACCAATAGATAATAAGGAATCAATACAATGAATCAAACACTAAATACACTCAATGAGCTGTGGATTGAAGCAGGCGAAAAAGTTGAAAATTATAATAATAAAATCAATCAAATGCTCAAAAATGAAAATTTCTCAGCTCAAACTCTAAGAGATTTAACTGCAAAGAGAGATCATGCTCAAGCCCGTTGTGATGCACTTAGAAATCAAGTCGTCGAGGCACAAGCGACGCAAGTTGCTCATCTTCGCTCTAGTGGTCAACTTCCCTTAGGAAATGGAGAAAACCAAACGGATCAATCTTTTATTTCAGATTTCAAAGCCCTAATGAGAGGCGATTCTAAAATCACAAATCTAGTCACTTCCTCTAAAGATGAATCAGGCGAAGCGGCTGGTTTAACCATTCCCCAAGATTTAAGAACTTCCATTAATGTCTTAAAGCGACAGTATGATGTGATGGAACAATATGTCAATGTTGAAAATGTAACTACAGCCTCAGGTTCTCGTGTTTATGAGAAATGGACAAATATTACCCCACTTACAAAATTAGATAGCGAAGATGAAACCATTGGAGCCAATGACGATCCCAATCTTAAACTTGTTAAGTATCAGATTGGACGCTACGGAGGAATCACAACAGCGACCAACTCCCTACTTAAAGATAGTGCCGAAAACATTATGTCATGGTTGACGGGTTGGATTGCTAAGAAAGTCGTTGTTTCTCGTAATAAAGAAATCATCTCACTCATGCAAGCAGCTCCTAAAAAACCAGCCCTCTCTACTTTTGATGATATTATCACTATGATTAATACGGCAGTCGATCCAGCAATTAAAGCAACTTCTATTTTAATTACCAACACAAGCGGGCTCAACCAACTTACTTTAGTTAAAGATGCGTTAGGGAATTATTTGTTACAACCTGACCCCGTTCAACCTGATCGCTATTTAATCAAAGGAAAACGAGTCGTTGAAATCAGTGACCATTGGCTTCCAAGTGGTGGAGAAACAAGCAGCCCGCTTTATCCGCTCTATTATGGCGACTTTAAACAAGCCATGACTTTATTTGACCGTGAAAACATGTCATTGCTTCCAACAAATATTGGTGCTGGTGCATTTGAAACCGATACGACAAAAATTCGTGTGATTGACCGCTTTGATGTTCAGCTTACGGATACAGAAGCTTTTGTGGCAGGTTCATTTACAGCGATCTCAGATCAAAAAGGAAATATCAATACTGCAGCTACACCTACAACAACTAATCATAAGGAGAAATAATAATGGACATTCGTCATATTGAAGAAAAAACAAAAGAATTAAAAGCACAATCAATTCCTCTGGTTCAAGCCGTTGAAAAAACACAAGCCTTAGTCAATGAGTTAAGCACAAAACTTGAGAATATGAAAGTCGATAAACAACAGCCTGATATTGATGCGACTCTTGCACAAATGGCTAAAGAACGAGATGCTCGTGTTTTACTTGATGAACTGACGGAACATCTTACCAAACAAAAAGAAGCCCTTCATCAATTCTGGAATAATGAAGAGACCAGTTATTCAATTAGAGCTGAGGCCAATCGCTCGCAAGAATACTTGAGTCCAACAGAATCTCAATTGATTGAGGGATTAATTGATAATACTTTAAAACGGAAATTAAAGGCTTATGGTAAAGAAGTGGAAGAAGCTCGAAATAAAGCCATTGAGATTGTGAACTATTTGAAAGAAAACAATTATGATCAATCCGTTGGTAATGCTCTCCATCCGTTAGTTGAAGCCAAAAACTTTTATTACTTTAGAATGGCTCAGTTGATTAGTTCTACATTTCAACATGAATTGATGGAATATTTGCTTGAGGAGGGACTGATTACAAATTATCCTGCCTATTATATTCCACGCCGATAAGAGTTTAATCATCCATAATTTCGAGCTGAGAAAGCCTATAAGTATCAGGCTTTCTTGTTATTATAAAGGAATCGTGACGGATAAATATATGACAATCAGATATTATTGGGGAAGACCTAAAGATGTTGTAAGGTGGTATCTTAGAGGAACATTATACTTAAGCGCTCAAAGCAGGAAGTCTTATATTGAAAATACAAAAGCTGAAGCAGGTAACTTACCAAGACTTCTAAAACTATTAGATAATCTTGATGAAATATTTGATACCGCAGATACTGACAGCATAGCATTACTATGTTTGAGGTACGTTGAACTATTAAGTGTTGCAGAGACTACAAAACGGACAGGACTTTCCGCTTATCAGATTACTTCAAAGATAGGTAAACTCATGAAGGAAGCTAAAGAAATTATAGCCAAAGCATGATATAATAGAACTATCATAAGTCCCAGAGATGGGCAGTGGTATAATAAGTTCAGGAAAGTATCTCTAATTGTGGAGGTACTTTTTTGTTTAAGAGGGATGACATTATGAATGAAGTTAAATTCAATATTAGGCTTTATTTTACGGGCGGGATGAAACGCTTAACGGATAGGATAGACAGCACAGACAACCTCACACCGCAACGCTTTGTATTCAACGCAATGACAGAGCTGTTTGATTCATTGAGTGATGAGGACTTAAAGCTGATTCGTTTGAGATATGTTGAGGACTTAACGCTGGACGAGGTTGCTAGGCGCTGTTATCTGAATGAATCAACGATCAGACGTCACACCAACCCAACGGTTAAGCAAGTTAAAGAGATTATAGCGAAAGCAAAGAAGAATGAATTGATAGATAGAAAAGAGAAAATAGAATGCCAATGA